CCGAGCGGATCGGATGACATTGACAATGCGGATAATGATGCGATCGGGATTGTAGTCGTCGGCCTTGGGACAGACGGAAACGCTTATGTGTTGGAGGACGACACGGTGAAGGCTGGGCCGGCAACATGGGGGCGCGTTGCAACGTCGGCATACGATAGGCACGCGGCCGATTGTGTCGTCGGGGAAATGAACTTCGGCGGCGCGATGGTTCGGCAAACGATCCTTGTTGCGCGTCCGCGTACTCCGTTTAAGCCGGTAACCGCAAGCCGTGGAAAGATAGCGAGGGCGGAACCGTTTTCCGCGCTGTATGAGCAAGGCAAAGTCCGCCACGTCGGCCGATTCGTAGAGCTTGAAGAAGAACTTGCAGGATTCTCCACAACGGGCTATACTGGCGGTAGATCTCCGAATAGGGCGGATGCGTTAATATGGGGGCTTGCGGAGTTGTTCCCGGCAATCGTAAAGGGAGCGCCGAAGCAAGTACGAGTCGACGTAATGCCGATCGTGAATAGGTGGTAAGCCATGGGATGCGGTAAAGGTAAAGGCGGGAAGAGAAAGGGCGGGAAGAAGTAAATGCCTAGACCGACTAACGACGACCGCCTAAAAGCAATACACCGAGAAGCGCTTGAGCAGTTCGACCGCATATATTCTGCCATGGAAGAAGAGCGCAAACTGTGCAAAGAGGATCGGCGCTTTTACTCGATTCCTGGTGCGCAGTGGGAAGGTAAGTCGGGAGAACAGTTTGCGAACAAGCCGATGTTCGAGGTCAACAAGTGTTACGCGGCTGTAATGCGTCCGATCAACGAAAACAGAAACAACCGAGTTGGAGCGGATTTCATATCAAAAGACGGAATGAAAGATGACGATCTAGCCGATGCTTGCGATGGTCTATTCCGCGCAGATGAGCACGACTCAACGGCTACAGAAGCTTATGACAACGGATTTGAGGAAGCGGCTGGTGGCGGATTCGGGGCTTGGCGATTATCTACCGAGTACGAAAACGAGGAAGACCCAGACGACGATAAGCAGCGAATCAAGATAGAGCCAATTTATGAGGCGGATCAATCGGTATGGTTCGACCTTGACGCTAAGAAGTACGACAAGACCGATGCTAAGCACGCCTTTGTTTTGACATCTATGACGCCTAGCGCATTTGAAAAAGAATACGACGAAAGCCCTTCAAGCTGGCCTGAGCCTGAGACAAGCACGCAATTTGATTGGAATACTCCCGACGTGGTTTACATCGCTGAATACTTTGTCGTAGAGGACAAAGGACAACAGCGCATCACGTATCAAGGTGCTAGTAGAGACGAGCTGAAATTGTGGGAGAATGACATAACTCCCGAGCAATTGAGCGAAATGATAGCGACCGGATACCATGAGGTATCACGCAAGACGGTAAAAAGGCGCGGAATACACAAGTACATTCTGTGCGGCAATAGCGTGCTTGAAGACTGCAAGACGATCGCTGGAAAGTATATCCCCATCATTCCGATGTACGGTATGCGCTGGTTCGTAGATAACACAGAGCGATGCATGGGCCGCGTTCGACTGGCGAAGGATGCGCAAAGATTGTACAACGCGCAGCTTTCCAAGGTTGGAGAGATAAGCGCAATCTCTGCTTTGTCTAAGCCGATCTTTACTCCCGAGCAGGTTGTTGGCTTGAGTGAGCTTTGGGCTAAAGACAACATAGCGAACAATCCCTACCTGCTTGTAAATCCGATAACCGATGCTAGTGGTAATCCGATGCCCGCCGGTCCAATTGCGTACACTAAGCCTCCAGAGATTCCAGAGGCGGTCGCTGCGTTGCTTCAGATAACCGACCAGGCGATGAAAGACATATTCGGAAACTACCAGGAGACAGAGAAGGTCGTATCTAACATATCCGGTAAGGCTATTGAGCTTGCGAAGGCTAACCTAGACGTTAGCACCTTCAATTTTCATTCCAACTTTGCGAAGTCCGTACAACACACGGCGATGGTTTGGCTTTCTATGGCGCGCGAGGTGTACGTCGAAGACGGCCGCAAGATGAAAACCATTGGAGCAACGGCCGAGGATATAGGTTCGGTCGAACTTGGAACTCCTGCGAAAGACCCGAACACCGGAGCGCTTGTGAAGGCGGTTGACTTCTCTCGCGCTAAGTTCGATGTATCCGTTACCGTTGGCCCGTCGTCTGTGTCTAAGCGCGAGGCTACTATTAGGGCGTTGACGAACATGATTCCGCTATCTCAAGACCCCGAGACGCAGCAAGTTTTGATGTCGATGATCATGATGAACATGGAAGGCGAAGGCGTATCAGATGTGCGCGAGTACTTCCGCAAGAAGCTTGTACAACTTGGCGTCATGAAGCCGACCGACGAAGAGAAAGCCGCGATGGATGCGAAGGCGCAAGAGAAAGACCCGAACGCGCTTGCGCTTGAAGGAATGGCGGAAGAGGCGCAAGCCAACGCGGTCAAGGCGCGTGCCGGTGTACTCAAGGTTGTTGCCGAGGTCGAGAAGATCAAGGCAGACACGATCAAGACGCTTGCAGATACCGACATCGCGAGCACGAAAAGCGCGATGGAAGTAGCTGAAATGTTGACGCCTGAAGCGAACGCACTTATACCTAACGTTGGTGAACAATGAAAGGCGAACAGGTCTGCAAGAGGGTGAGAAACGGAAAGACGTATCTATCGCAAGTCCAGAATGGAGGCAGCGTATCAATCGAGATTGATGAAAGTGATTTCGAAATGAGCCGCCTTGCGGATGAAGCGATCGCTACTTGTAACATTGAGGGATTGGTAAAGTACAAAAGGGATATGAAGAAACGCTAACCGCTCGGGCGATAATCGAGCGAGAAGGGAGAAACATGACAGAGAATCAGGAAGTAGTCGAGCAGATTGAAGAGCAAGTCGCGGCCGTAGAAACCGAAAGCGGAGAGAATCCCGCAGAGGAAGCGCAGCCGGAAAAGCTTGTTGTTTCAATCGGGGATGAGCCAGAAGCGAAAGAGGACGACGAACCGCCAGAGGAAGAGATCAAGGCGGCTCCCGCTTGGGTGCGCAAAGTACGAACTACCAACAAAGAGCTTGAGAAGAAGACGCGAGAGCTTGAGCGCCAGTTGCGCGAAGAGCGCCAGAAGATCAACGCGCAAGCACAGCCTCAAGAGCCACAGCTAGGCCCTAAGCCTACGCTCGCAGACAATGATTACGACGAAGAGAAGTACGAGAAAGCTCTCGACTCTTGGAAAGAACAAGAGCTTGTCATCAAGTCGCGCAAGGCCGCGCAAGAAGTAGAAGCGAAGAAAGAACAAGAAGCGTGGGGCGCAAAAGTAGCAGCTTACCACGAGAAAAAGGCAAAGCTCGGCGTTGAAGACTACAAAGAAGCGGAAGATACGGTCGTTAGCTTGCTTTCTATCGCACAACAGAATATAATTGTGGACGTGGCGAGGGATCCGGCGCTTATAGTCTACGCTTTAGGGAAAAACGAAGCGAAGGCGAAAGAGTTAGCCGAGATAAAGAACCCGGTACATTTTGGGATCGCCATATCGAAGCTTGAGGAGATGGTCAAGGTGGGAAAGAAGCCCGCAGTACAGCCAGAGGTTAGAGTCAAGGGTGGCTCAGGGGTTTCAGGGACTACCGACTCGGCGCTTGAACGTCTTCGCGATGAAGCGGCAAAGACTGGAGATTACAGCAAAGTAGTTGCATACAAGAAACAGCGCGAAAAGAAATAAGCGCTAATTTACCGGGGAACGCCGTACCCTAATTCGGCAGTTATTGGCTAACCGTCCGGCCTAATGGATGAGAGTTCCGAAAAGATCAGCGTAGGTTGATCGACTTTCATTTCAGGAGGGCCGAACATGGCTAACGAGTTCAGTAAAGAGGAACGAGTTGCATTCGAGGAAATCCTTGAGGGATTCCAGGATCAACTTGTTTTGTCCCGCAACGTGTCGATCTACCGCACGAATGATCAGATGATGGAGCGGACGGGTAACGTGATATGGCGGCCGCAGCCGTACATCATGCAGTCGTTCGACGGTACCGATCAGACCGCCAACTTCGGAGAACAGACCCAGCTCTCCGTCCCGGCAACGCTCGGGTTCAGCAAGTCCGTTCCGTGGATCATGACCGCTTCCGAGCTTCGCGATGCGTTGCAGGAAAAGCGCCTTGGTGATTCAGCGAAACAGAAGCTCGCGTCGGATATCAACCGAGCGATTCTCGACGTTGCCGCGCTTCAGGGCACGCTTGTTATCAAACAGGCCGCCGCTGCGACTGGTTTTGTCGATGTAGCGTTGTGTGAAGCGATCATGAACGAGCAGGGCATCGTCGACTATGACCGGTATCTCGCGCTTTCCACTCGCGACTATAACGGTATGGCCGCTGACCTCGCCGCCCGCCAGTACATGCCCGGAAAACCGACTACGGCATACGAGCGCGCGTACGTCGGACGGATTGCGAGCTTTGACACCTTCAAGCTTGACTATGCCGTCCGCCTTGCCTCGCAGGGTGCCGCCGCTCTTGTAATCAACACTCTCGCGGGTGGCGGTAACGTCTACGTCCCGCAGGCGACTCAGGTCGCGGCTACCGGCGAACGCTCCAATGTTGACAATCGTTTCCAGCAGGTAACCATTGCCGGTATTCAGGCGGCTGGCGTTCGCGCTGGGGATGCGTTTACCATTGCAACCGTTGACGCCGTGCATCACATCACCAAGCAGGATACCGGACAGCTTAAGACTTTCCGCATTATCAGCATCGACGGTGCCGACACTGCTACCATCTGCCCGCCGCTAATTACCGGACAGGGCGGGACCGATGCGGAACTTCAGTACCAAAATTGTGTTGTGAATACCGCCGCCGCTAATTCGCTTCTTGTGTTCTTGAACACGGTAGCCGCCGCTGCGAACCCGTTCTGGCAGAAGGACGCTCTTGAAATCCTTCCTGGCCGCTATGCGGTTCCGACTGACGCGGGCGCTTCGGTCATGAGGGCGACCACCGACAACGGTATCGAGCTGGTTATGCAGAAGCAGTACGACATCAACACAATGACCACGAAATACCGACTTGATACGCTTTTCGGTGTTGTGAATAAACAACCTGAAATGAGCGGGATCATACTTTTCGGGCAGACCTAACGAAACGGCGGGCCAAACGGCCCGCATACTTATTGGAGGTTAGAACATGGCAAATCTTGTATATGCGAATGGAACGAAAGAGATTGCTATCCCTGCCGGTGAAAAGATAGCGATGTACAGCCGTTCTACGGCTAGGCTGTATCAGAAAGTAGGATATCCGAACTTTCCCGAAACCTGGAACTTTCTTTACGAAGTTGTCGGAGGGACTGAATATCTTACGGCCGCCTTCACCGATGCTTCTACGGTGCGTATAGACGCAGGCCCTGCGGATTGCCAGTACGAAGTCGGCGCGGCTCCAAGTATTTTTGAGCCTCAGGGTAATATCAGCCTCACCGAAGTGGCGGCTACGGTCAACGGTCTTGCTGCGGCTCAGGGTGGATCGGTAACAGTCAAGGGTGGAACGTCGTCAACGGCCGGTAATGCGGGCGGTGCGGCCGCCATCTTGGGAGGACAGCCAGGAGCGACCGGAGTAGGCGGAGCGGCTACCGTAACCGGTGGAGCGGGCGGGGCTACTTCAGGGGCCGGTGGTGCGGCGCGGCTTACTGGTGGAGCTGGAACGAATGGAAACGCCAACGGAGGCAGCGCGGTTGTAACCGGGGGTGCAAAAAACGGAAGCGGAATCGATGGGCATTCCAAAATAAAGAAATTGGTTGTTGTCGATCAGGGGGCTCCGACTGCTAAAACAACGGCAGCCACGCTTACCATCGCTGAGCTTTTGACGGGGATACTCACCGGAACGCATGCGGCGGGAGCTACCCAGGCGTATACCCTCCCAACGGGGGCCCTTGTTGATGCGGCTGTTCAACTGGACGCTGGAGAGGCGTTTGATTGGTATCTCATCAACTTGAGCGCGGCAGCGGCTGATACGATTACTGTTACCGCTGGAGACGGTCATACCATCGTGGGGAACCCGATCGTTCAATCTGCGGACTCGACGACTGGTGGTATTTACGGTAACTCTTCCAAGTGGCGTACAAGGAAGACTGCGGCAAATACGTACGTAACATATCGACTCGCGTAATTTTTAAGCGGCCTTCGGGCCGCTATCTTTTGGAGGTGTGCATGGATTTTCCAAGGTATGTTTTTACCAGTCCAGGGCCTGAGAAGATCAAGGAAGGGTCGTACGGCACACGGCTTGTGTCTGATCAAGACGAGTTTGATTCCGCTATCAAGGCTGGGTTTTTTGAAACTATGCCGGAAGCAGTGGAATCGACGAAAGACAAGCCGAAGTCAACCGAGATCAAGAAAGCTGATCCGGAAGCAGATCCGAATCCCGAGCCGGAAGCTCCGAAGCGTGGAAGACCGCGAAGCGCGTAGAAAGGGCAGATGATGGGGTACACTAAACGGCAGATAGTCGATGCGGCTCTCACCGAGATAGGGCTTGGTGAGTACTCGTTCGACATTGCACCAGAGCAAAAGCAAGAAGCGCTTCGCCGTTTAGATTCCATGCTTGCGGAATGGGACGGGAGGAACATCAGGATATTCTATCCGCTCCCTGGTAATCCTGAGGACTCAGACATCGAACAGAAGATAGGCGTTCCTGCTTATGCGTGGGAAGCGCTCATCACTAACCTTGCAATCAGAATAGCGCCGAGCTATGGAAAGACTGTAAGCCCAAACACTATGACGACGGCGAGACATGCACTCAATACGGTAATGGCACGATCAGCAACGCCGCCAGAGATGCAACTTGCGTCTATTCCTTCGGGTGCTGGTCATAAAAATATCGACGTTCCATTCCTTGATCCTGGTGAGCGGGAAGAGCTTGAAACGCCCGAACCGTCATTACTTTTTGAGTAGGTGGTAATATGCCCGCGATAACAAGAGCTGATACTGTATCCAGTGGAGACGGATTCGTTTTATACGTCGAAAGCAAGGGCGGATATTACTACGTATCCGCCGCCGACGTGTTGGCTTG